AGGTTTTAAAGACTACGGGACCCTAGTATCCCTATTTGCTTGGGTGCTCTCTCAACCCTCTAAATATAAGAGTGTTTCAGTTAAAGATGCCTTGGGTCCCCTCACCGAGAGTGGACAGAAATGCGTTGAACATCTTCCACTCATCATGGACGGTGTGACTTGGGACGTCATGTCTGCGTATGAATTTGTAAAGAATCTCGATCATGTTGGACTCTCCACTCCACATACACAGAGAGTTTCGGGGAAGGTGATGTGCGACGCCATGGAAGAAGCGCTCATTAACACCGGAGCCAATTTCATTTTTGGAACAGAATTAGTTGACATCAAATACAATGAAGATGATTTCGTGGCAACTTTTTCTGATGAAAGAGTCATTAATGATGGAATGCTTTTCCTATGCCTCGATAATAGTCCCGCTCTCAAACTTTTGGGAGATAACTGGGGACCCGATGCGGACAAAAAAGTTCGTCTCAGTACATATGGCGCCATTAACGTTCTTTTAGACTATGAAGAGCCACTCAGTATGAAGACGGATCTTGAGATTTCTGCAACAACCAAGTGGAACTTACAACCTAAAGTTTTAGCTGATGGTAAGACTGTATCGTGTGTCATTTGTCACCTCACAGAAGAAATCTTGGGTTCCAGTCCTGAAATCCTAAAAGAAGAGGTTCTCAAACAACTTGGTCTTCCCGAACCCCTCGATATTCGAATCGGGTGGGGAGCGGAGTGGGAAGAAGACAAATGGACATTCTCCCAATCTTCCGGTGTGCTCAGCCTTTATGGGCAACTTCCCTTCTTTGGAAAGTGTTCAAAGGTTGCTATGTGTGGTATGATGTCTCCCAGGTATACACCCTACTCGAGTATCGAGGCGGGTATAGAAGTTTCTAGAAGTCTCAGTCACGAGTGTTTCGGAACAAGGAAACCACTGAAGCCCCTACTTCTTTCTCAAGTTCTTCTATTTGTGGTTGTGCTACTTATAGTTTTAGTTCTCGTGTATCGTAACAGGAATCAATGAAGTTTGTGGCAAAAGTGCACGAACCAATGTTTGAATTCAATAATAAAAAGTATATACGTCTCATAATTCCCGCCAAAGTTTCCGAAATTGTGGAGCGAATGCACACCCAAAAGTGGCACGGTCTCGCTAATCAAAATATAGATAATCCCCTAGATGGTAACATTCTCACCGTCAAGGTTCCATATCGATATAGGAGAGTGATGTGTGAAGTCCGAGGACGACCCGTGCAGTCTCTTATAAAGGGTGATGACGTGGAAATTGAAGCGGACTTCAGGGGGTATTGGAATGTGGGAAATTACTCGGGCTTCTCTTGGATACTCTCGAGCTCCTCAACCTCCTGATTTGGATCATTAGGAAGCTCGATAGTCTTGAGACCACCCTTTTTGAAACCTTCAAAAGTTTGAAGCATTCCCTGAAGCCTGAAGACTTCCTGGGTCAGGCGCTCAATCTGTGTGCGTGTTTGTTTAATGTTCTCTTCAACGTCGACAACGGGCATTTTACTCATTTAAAGTTTCCAATCTTTAAATAAGTAATCCGATGACAGTTCTTACACGGACGGGGTATCTTGTAAATGATGGACCAATTCAAGATATTAAAAAGGAACTTACCGTAAGACCTATCGTAAATGGTGACTTCGGATTTCCTCCCCCGCCTTTTAAAGTTTTTAAATCAACTAAGACTGGAGTCTGCGTTCCCAGATTCTATGGAACTGCTAAACTTGGAGAACCCAATGAGGATCGTCGCCCCGAGCCCACTCGCACCAAAAATAGATTTGTCGGGCAGCTCAGGGATGCCACACACCAAAATGAAGCCTTTGCGGCTGCTATCAAGGCGGGTCATGGAGTTCTTTCTTTGCCATGTGGGTATGGAAAGACCACCGTATCCCTGGCGATAGCTTCAAAGTTGGGCTACAGAACCATGATCATCGTGCACAAACAATTTTTGGCGGATCAATGGAGAGAACGCATTCAACAGTTTTGTCCAGGTGCCACAATAGGTATCGTGCAACAGGACAAGAAAGAGGTGGAGTGTGATTTTATTATCGCTATGCTTCAATCTTTGTCCCTAAAAGAGTATTCATTTTCAGATTTCGAAAGTATTGGAACGCTCATCGTTGATGAAGCGCATCATATTTGTGCTAAAGTGTTTTCTCAGTCCCTTTTCAAAATGTGTCCTAAACATATCTTTGGCCTTTCGGCTACACCTGAGAGAAAGGATGGACTCACCAAGGTTCTTCATTGGTTCATGGGACCCACATTCTTTGCAGTCGAACGAAAAAATCAGGCACAAGTGGAAGTATTCCCGGTGACCTTCGATTCACCTAACTATAGGAATCCACCACCCTCTATGAGAAATGGTAAAATATCAATGCCAAATATGATTACTGAACTTGTGGAGGATCGAACACGTAACAGAATGTTGGTGGAACTCGTGAAAAAAGCTTCTGCGGGAACGAGACAGCTTCTGGTTCTCAGTGACCGTAGACATCACTGTGAGTTTCTTCATCAGTGTTTTCCGAAGACTTCGGGACTCTACATGGGTGGTATGAAGGAGGCAGCGCTCCAGGAATCCTCAAAAAAGAAAATCATCTTCGCCACCTTCAGTCAAGCCCATGAAGGTCTTGATATTCCAACACTCGATACAGTTATTTTGGCGAGTCCCAAGTCTGACATCACTCAAAGTATAGGACGTATCATGAGAGAGACGAAAGGTAAAAAGAATGAACCGCATATTTATGATGTTCACGACCCATGGTCAGTCTTTACAGCGATGTATTTCAAGCGAATGAAGGTGTATCGTCAAGGTGGATTTAAGATTCATGGTAAAGTGGCGAATGAAACGAAGAGTGACTTCCCTCAGGGAAAGTGTCTGTTTTTATAATCTAAACAATAAATAAATGTCTGGTGCATTAATACAACTCGTCTCCAAGGGGGTCCAAGACGTATACCTCACGAGTGACGAGGGACATTCCTTCTTTCGTATGAAGTTCATGAGACACACGAACTTTTCTCAAGCCCCAAAGTTGATAAAGTCCATCACTGATAAGGATAATTCCATCGTCATTCCAGTTTTGGGTGATGTTATAAATGGCATTTGGTTTGAGAAGGTTGGTGTGAATGCAGTCGATATGACATCGAATCTTTTTTACAATTCGACAATAGATTTGTATATTGGTGGACAAAAAGTGGACTCCCAACATTTTGACTATTACGCAGACATCTGGCCGAACTACATGGCTGATACATGGACAAAGGCACACGAATTAACGAACAGGGTTTCTAGATCTAATCCAGCTTTCCTTCCTCTTCACTTTTTCTTCTGTGATCACAAGGCATTCTTACCTCTGGTTGCCTTACAGAATCATCAAGTTGAGATTAGGGTCACTTTTGATGATGCTTATTATAACGATTCAGTTCTAAATCTCACGGTGGAACAAAAGAGAATCAATGTCTATGGTAACTATGTCTACCTAGATAAAGAGGAGCGAGAATCACTTGTGAAACGAACCCTTGATTTTGTCATCACCCAAACACAAAAGATAGAACTTCCTATGACTACAGTTTCAGACAACTCTCAGGGTGGTGGTCACAACACTTTTGATATTTCGTCGTTTAATCACCCGGTAAAGTCACTTTTCTTTGGATTCGGCGCCCTCAGTGACGATTTTGCAAACGATCGTTTCACCTTTTTGGATGCTGACCTTCAACTCAATGGTGTACCGATTCTTGAGAAGATGACTCCCATTTATTTTCATACAGTCCAAAATTATTTCAAGTCTTCCTATGGTGCTTCCGACTTTGTTCATGAAACACATGTGCTTTTCAACACACGATACTTCGCCTATCACTTCTGTATGAACGCATCGGATTATAACCCATCCGGAAGCTGTAACTTCAGTCGGCTTGATAATGCCAAGCTCGTCCTAAGGGGTGTAGAGAAAGGTAGTAACAGACCAGAGGGTCAGGAACTCCTCATTTATGCCGTAAACTATAATGTACTCCGAATCAAGGACGGATTAGCTGGAATTTTATTCGGCAATTAGAGTATAGATGGGTAGAACGGCTCGTTTCGATCAGGTCTACGTGACCAGTCTGGACGCAGACCCAGTAGAGCAAGATGTACTCACAACTATAAGAA